CATCTTTTGGCTTATTGAATAATGCGTCACGTGTAACTATTTCATAAACTTTATCTTGATATGATGCATCTTGAAATGCTTTTTGAAATTCATCAAAAGAGTTAGTTAAATATTGTTCACGTATAAGGACATCATATAGACTTCTCAGTTCATCCATATCACAAAGTTATGTCTTTTAACTTTAATCTTATTTAGTTGTAGGTATTTGCAATGGCAATGGAGCTTTAGCAGCATTTGTAGCAGTTAACTCTATAGTTCCTGCAGCTACTGCATTTGCAGCTTTTGTAGCATCCAATTTTCCCTGAATCCATGTCTGCATCTGTGCTAATGTAGCTTTGTTTTCTGAAGGACTGTCGTTTATTGAATATTCCATAGTGGTTTTATCAGGAGCAGTAATAGTAACGTAGCTACCCGTAGCACCTGATTCGTCTGCAGTAAACCCAAGAGGCTGAAGTATTGCATTTATTTGAGGCACTGCTACAGATTCAGTTTGACCAAGAATAGACGCAGTAAGTTTTGAGTTCACATAATCTGTTGCTTGTTTTAAAGGGGATACCTTGGTAGTAGTCGTTGTTTTAGCACCTTCAACTTCCGCATATCTAAAAGAATCCAATTTACTTAGAGATGCTCCCTTTTTAAATCCACCACTTTTCAATGCAGTATTTATATCAACTTGACCTGCCAATAAAGGACCTGCTCCTTTAATAAACATCTCAAGACTTTTTGCTGTTCCATTCTCATCGGTAAATGAAAGGTATCTTTCTGTACCATCATTAAATACAATATTAACTCCTGAATCGTCTCTTGAAATTGATTTGGCATTAGGTATAGAGTCTCTAAAATACTCAAGAGCAGCGTCAATATCATTGACATTACCATAATACAGAGTACCAATCATATTAGCAACATTAGTATCTTTAGCTTTGCTTTGTCCTGCCTCATAAACATATTGAGGAGCATATTGCATTTGCGCCTCTTGAGTTACTTGAATGTTGGTCTTTCTATCAAGAGCATTACGTGTTTGAGAACGTAGGAACTCAGTAGCTGCTTTGTTTTGCTCCTCTGTAAACTCAGGTCTTGGCATACCTGAGCCATCATCTGTTAACAATATATATTTAGAATTTGTCTTTGCTAACTCAGGGTCAAATGTAGGCTCATAGAAGTCCTGAGTACCCGGAACCTTGTCAATAGCATCAGTCAATATACTCAACTGATTATATGGGTTTGATAGTTGGGCATTTATAGAATTCTTCTCCCACTCTTGATAAGCGGTAATAGTCTTCTTATCCTCATCTGATAGCCGTCCTCTTTGTGTTGGGTCCAATACCTCAGTAATATTTGCCATCTTGTACAGCCCTTTTACTTTTGATATTGATGCAGTTTGGAATTCACCCAATGCGCTTACCTCTCTGTCAACAGAACCCACATAGTCAAACCTATCCAACCGAACATTCATTCTGTTTCTGAGTTGGTTTGTGGTAAGATACTTGTCAGGGTTAGGGTCCATAACCATCACCTCTTTACCGTCAACGACTTTCTTTATCATTGGCGCAAGGCTCACAGTATAATTGGTAGGGTTGATATACGCTTTGGTATCCTTGAAATTACTCAAGCCCTGAACCTGCTCCATCAACCAAGCCTCAGTATCCTGAGACTGTCCTGATTGGTATCGCTGCATAGCTTCACCTGCCTTATCCTGATACTCTTTCGCAACTTGGAACATTTGATTGGTCCCATCGTTTAAGTTCTGACGAGCAATGGTGTAGTCTTTTAATTTAAGCATACCGCTTTTCAGCAATCTATCCTGCAGCAAACGAGCTTGAGATGCATCATCCGCATATCCCAATATCCATTCATTTGCTGATTTGAAATCACCGGTAGGCGCATTAGCCAATATTTCACCAAACTCTCTCGATGCTTTATCAATTGCATCTTTCTTTTCTTCACGCAGTCTATCCTCTTCACGGAGCATATCGACCATGTTCTTCCCAACCTCAGACCAATTTATCTGAGAGTCTATATTCCGTTCAGCGTATTTATAGTATGTTGCCATGCCTTAGAAAGAGAAAGGGTTCATGAAATTTGCATCTATGTTTTGGATGCCAAATAATTTTGCTCGTTGGTCTGCACTTAAATTGTATGGGTTGACATATGACTTGCCATTATCAATACCGCCATACTTTAGATAGTCACTACCAATTTGAGACAAATTGCCTTGAGGCATCTTAGACATACCTTGAAACTGTGCCATAAACTTAGGGTCATTGAACAACTGCATCTTCTGCTCAGTGGTCAAGTTCGGGAATAGCTTAGTCATATCTTGAGGATTCATTTGACCAACTTGATTAGTGCTAATCGGAGTGTTAGTTACAGTTGGAGCAGTTGTAGTGGCAGGTACAATAGGTAATCCTGTCAGCGGGTCAATACCTTTTTGCTTTTGGTATAATGGGACCAATGATGCTCCTTGTCCTACTAAACTAATAACACCTTGTATGCCCTGCTGTGTAGCTATATTCTTAGCTTCTGCTGCTTGCGCTGCTGCTAATTGAGCACCCTCTATTTCATCCAAGTTTAACTGCACCAAAGAATCACGCAACCTTGCATCTTCTTGTGCAGACAACTTCTCAAGACCCAACATCTCTTGCCCCATTGCTGTTGCAATCTCACGCTGACCTTGTTGCTGTGCCATCTGAACACGACCTGCAACTGCTGCTGCACCACGTTCACTCTCTTTACCTGCCTCAATGGCTTGCGCACCTGCAGCTATCAAAGCCTCACGTTCCAACTCATATGGCTCTTTCTGTATAGCCAATTGGTCATAGAAGTTTACCTCAAGCTTCTTACGAGCCTCAGCCATCATCTCTGACGCTTTATCCTCTGCTTGCTGCTGTAGCTTTCTTTGCTTACGAGCCTGAGCAAAAGACATCCCTGTTGTTGCAGCGGTTGTTGCCAATCCTACCCCTGCTGCTATAGTTGTAAATGCTGCCATTTTAAAATACTTTTATCATTTCTGTTGTGTAACTATCGCCCTCGATATAGCCAAGAGATTTATATGTCTCAATAAGACCTCTGTGCTTTATCAGAGCATAAATATATTTATGCCCGGTTCTCTTTGCAATGTTTGTAAGAGTCTCAACAAGTAAGCCAATTGCCTGTTGGCGTTGTGGTTTTTTTCTATACTCTCTATTTGACACTACCCAATCGACCCAAGCTACACCACTGTTGGTGGTATAAAGAAATCCCGCACAAATAGGAGTAGTGTCTTCAAAGACACAAACTCCACCCATCCCATTATCAGGAAGGAAATCTCTGTGTGGTGGCTCCCACCCCCATGATTCCCACCATTCTACGAGAAATTCATCGTAATCGGTTTCTTTTATTGGCTCAATTCTGAATACCATGTACTACAAAGATACTTGTTTTTTTTATGGATAACTTTTCATCACATCCGATTCCACCGCAAATAGCTCTGTTTTATTGGTGTTGTCATTCTCAAGTGTGAACACACAATAGTGACCCAACACTCCATGAGATTCAGCAATCGAGTTCTTTATAAACAGGTAGTATGCGTTTGCAATCGTAGGTAATGAACCTGATGGAACAGTAGTGTCAACGACAATGTAGTTGCTACCTGCAGGATAATTCTGCACGACATCCACAATCTTACCGATGAACACAGGAGTGGTGTATGGTGGTGGCGCATTGTATAGGTTGTCACCGACACTCACAATATTACCAATAGAGATTAGTGGGTTTATCGAGAAGTTGATAACCACTGCTGCAGGGACCGCTGTGTTTATTGACAAGCTTCTGCCTATTCCATTCAAAGACCTTAGTGGATACTCTTGACCCGGAGTCGCAGGAGTCGTTCCTGAGTTACGGACAAATGCATACCATGATGCTTCTTTCCTTTCAAACCATGTCTTATTGATAAAGCCTGTAGTCTGAAGGTCCGTCTCCATGTCCGCTTCCCATGCATGGTCCCCCTCTAAGTTCAAAGTCTTGAACAGCTTATTTTCCAACGGTGCGTCATTGAACACACTCTGAATACGAGATGTGTATTGGACACCATAGAAATTATTCCTGACAGGGTTCACGTTGTGACGATACAGGTTCCCACCCTTGAAGGTGTAGAAGAACTGATTCATGCCTATCATCCAATCAGGATAAAAGGAGAAGAAGGATGTCCATCCCGCTACTCCATCATCATATGTTAGTGTGTAATTAGCCATATACTTTTAGCAAGTGCAACTATTAAATGATACTGTCAATACTGAAGGTCCGAAGCTACCTGACCTTGCGCAAACATTAGCACAAGTCAATGGTGGCAATGTGAGATTGCTTGGTATGCCATCACAGTTTGTGTAGTCAATAGAGTGTGGATTCACTGTATCAGGGTTGCACACCTCATAATCACAGCAAATAGCATCACATCCATAAGCCCCTAAGTTGCTCAACACTATTGTTGTGGTTGGCGTTGACCCACTCAATCCAATTACCTCATACCAACAATCATCAATGCTTGTGTCAGATACTTTTACAAGGTCACCGATATTGATAGGTATGTTTGAAATAGCAATCACCGTGTCGTTAGCGCAACATCCATTTAGTTCCCAAACATCAGTTTGTGGTTCGCACTCACAATCATCTATTGAAACACCAAGTCCTGTTGGAGTTGTCAATATCTCACGAGCACATAGAGTGATGGTCTGACCACCACCCAAAGAGAATGTCACAGTAGCTCCATCACAATCCACAAAATCAAAAGATATGTCTATCGCCAATGAATTGGTTAGTATCCAAGATGAGCACTGAGCTGTGCATGGGTCTGTAGTAATGCTAAGGAATGTAGCGTTAGATGGTGAAACTGTACTGCTTACCACTTCCCAAATACATCCGGGATGACCAACTACCAACACACGTTCTCCGGGTGAAAGCAATGCAGGTACAGTTACAATCAGTTGCTCATTGGTATAGCACTTCTCTACAATGTAGTTTATTGGAGCCGTACAAACACCAAAGCTTATAACAACACCATTGGAATCTACTTGAATCCAATCATAAGATGGACTCATTGAGCCTGTGTTGTAGTATCCTGCTGCCAATGGAAACTCGCCATTTGCATCTGAGAACACCATATCGTATAGTCCAAGAACGCCACCTACACCATTCACGTGAACGTAGTAGTATGTAGTAGCTGCATTCAATACGCAGGCTCCTGAGCCTGAAGCAGCCAATGCGCTTCCTGTCCATGTGCTAAGTGCTTCAGGACATTCTATCTCAATGCTAAAGCTTGTAGCAGGGCAAAGACTAAATATCTGTGTACTTAGAACGCTGTATGCATTTGATGTTTTTGGTATCACCATAGTGCACACGCCTGCATTTGATGTAGTCAAATCTAATTGACCTGAAATAACAGTAACACTCGTAGTATTCCCACTATCAACAAAAGCACCACTTTGATATTCATACTCAATAACACCTGAATACGGAGAGCCTGCTACCAATCCACAGTCACTTGCTGCTTCTCCAACATAAGTTGGTAGACCTGAAGTTCCCTCAAGCCAACCAAAATATTGTGAAGACATACCATTGTATAGACTTGGACCAAGCTGAGCCAATATCCCGTCAGGTACTGAGAAGGCATTGAACTTAACAATGATAGCACCTGTAGCTGTGCCCGTATTTGTATCGATGTAGTATACACCCGGACCACCCGTACCTGATATTGGGGTATTACAAGGAGCAGCGCATGATGGACAAACAACAGGTGGCAATAGTACGCAGTCTACCTGCTCTCTTACTATTGAGCCTTCAGAATAAAATCCATCAGGGGCACAAGTGCTCAATGTATCATCAGTGAACACTGCTGTTGAGCTTGATAGGGTAGGACCGTTTAAGTAATATGTTCCGCTTGTAGCCATAGTTTTGTATTATGTTGGGCATCCGCACTGATTAAATGTAACATCTACAGTGCCTGTCAAAACAACAGGAATAGTTGATGAGCACACGCTTATTGTTGCATCTATTCCAATATCTGTCTCAACAATCTCTGAAGTGTAGCAGTCAGTGTATTCAAAAGCACCACCTGTAGAGGAGTATATGTCGTAGTAAGAGCACAACTCTGCACATTGCTCACATCCGCAGCAAGCATCAAACACATCAACATCAGAGTAGCATAGCTCAGTTTCAACAGGCTTTCTAAGATTCCATATCAAGTATAGATACTCTTGGTTTGATGTTGGCATTGTGAAATCTGCCATATATGTTGGAGATGCACCAAGTATTGGTGTTGCAGTATTAGCAAGTGATAGCAATGTTGCTATATTCGTTGGGTCATCATCATAGTAATCATCAGTCCTCAACCACATGAACTTATTAAAAGCAGGGTCAAAGTCAAAGTCATCAAACCCTATCTTATTTGAAATCATAGATACAGTAGTTCCATTCAATGGGAAACTTCCTGAACCTTGATAGCCATATACTTGATTGTATAACGATACTAATGGGTTAGCTGTTCCTGAAGATAGCTGTACTAATCTTGATGTAGTTGGGCTTATGTATGGGGTATCTGTATACTTATACTCAGCGTGTGTATACTTACCACCATCAGCATCATTGCTTATAACAATCTCTACTATTATCAATGGACTTGGAACAGGACAAGCAACTTCAACTCTAAGAGTAATTTCAGTACCAATAGGTATTAACTCAATATAAGCTATAGTTGGGCTTATAGAGTTCTTTTGTATTGTTAAGCTTCCTGCTGTTGATTCAACTCCTGAAGAAGTGGTAGACCCATCATAAGTCACCTGAACAATAAATCCATCTCCCGGATTGATAGACTCAGGGTTCCATATCACATCGAATGGTCCAACCAAGGTCCCTACATCAATGCAATATGTGATTGGTGTTACTGCTGTAAATGTAAATACCTGTTGTGTTCCACATCCAATACATTCTTCAGGCATTGGAGTTGGAATGTCATTGTTCGTTAGAACATACTCAGTCATGTATGGGTCGTAACCACCAAGCTTCTGAGTAGTCAAAGATTCTATGAACAGGTCCCTGAACCAAGGACGCATTCCTGCTTCAGATATAACGCCTAATCTCTCATTGCTATATGAGTCACCTTTTAATTGGATGACAGCACCACGCTTTGCATCGGTAAAGAACTTGTCCTCACCCCACTTAGCATAACTCTCAGGATGAAAGCTGTTACCAAAGTTTTCAATACGTGCAATCTGAGTACCCAATACTTCAGGCACAGATGTGATAGCACCACCCGCAGCGGAATCTGACAAAAGATTCTTGCCTGCCAATACATATGATATTTTATCCTCTTGTAGAACAAGTATGTCAGTCTCACGACCATCAATCAAAGTGATTGGACCGAATGAATCTTCAAGTGCTTTAAAGTTTAGCAAACCAAGATTAAACTCGTTGAGTCTATTTAGATTGCTCTCATCATTATAGATACCACTATATGTAAGGTCAGCAAATCTATCAGCCTGAGTATAGTCTTGAGTAGAAACTGATGTAACCCGGTTACCCAAGTTAAATGACTTTCCCGTAATAGAGTCTCTAATCTTATATGACTCAGCTCCATTTCCGTAAGCAAAGCAATTAAAGAACTCAGTGTCTATTATTGCTGATTGGTTTAATGCAAAGTCCTGATTCTGTATGTTACCATAGTGCTCCCCATCAGGACCTATAGCCAAGAATAAATTGTTTTCATAGAAAACATCAGGAAGTGTATCCTGTGGCTCAGTCTCAAATATCAATGTACTTTCTGCACGGAATACCTCTATCTTTAATGTTACTTTAGATTTTTTATTCTGAGATGTACCACAAGCTCTTGTTCCACTTGCAACTAAATACAGAGCATTATTAAATCCATTTCTTCTGAATCTATATTGGTTATTACAATAGTCAGGATTAACTGCACCTGCCATTGAACCTGAAAACAATATTGGGTTATATACATTACCAATATCACATCCACCTGCTCCTACATCTTGTATGCCTTGATTCAATACAATTTCTACATTGTCACCATCGAACCAATCTTTAAAGTTGTTGTAATCAGCAGATGCAATAAGAGTTTTGTTTAATGTATAGATACGCTTTTCGCAAGCATTGTTACCATCACCGCTACCCCTTCTTTCGAATTCAAAGTTTAATGATACTCTACTTCCTGCGGGAATATCATAATCTACATATGCACTTGTTGCAGTATCGAATCTATTTACCAATACCTCTGTTATTGGATAGCGACCTGCGCCACTTGCAATATCCTCGCCTGAAGCAGTTATATATGACAACTCATCTTGAACCAATGTCAAGTTGCTTGGGTTTATTTTCATGTACACTCCTGAAGGAACCTCTAAGTTCACATTAGGGTCTAATGAACTTGGTATCTCTAAGAAGCCACGCTGCTTTGATTCTTTCTCAAGTACTGTAGTGTATAAGCAACTTTTAGCAGGACCTGCAGTATCTGCCTTAACAATTAACCTATCACCCGTCTCAACCTTACGAGAGTTCTCCCCTTCCAATAGAATATAAACATTATTGGTATTAGGGTCCCTGAAGAATATACTTGCGTATACAGTCTCGTAGTTCTCTCTATCCGCTTTAATTACAAACTTATAGCTTGTAGCCCAATACGGAGCACGTTGAGTAGTAGGTATTGTTATGCGAATTTGGTTCTGTCTATCACAATACTCACATGGAACGTGTACTGCATTATTAGTACTAACCAATGCAGTTGATGCACGTAAATACTCATCCATGTATACAATTCCAACCTCATAACCTCTGTTACTGTGCAAGCTTTTTGGAGTTGCTATGCCTGACCAAAACGCCTCTCCATATGATACGTTGTAGTATTCATAAACACTAAATGCAGTAGGATTATTCAAGTCACCTACATAGTTCATTGCAGGGACTTGGAATCCAATTACATTACTTGAAGGGCTTGTTACTATTACAAATGGTTGACCCGGTGCAGATATACCACTTGCATATTTCGTAACAGGTGTAGAACCATTTAAGGTATTTGGAAGCGCACAGTTAAATATATCTGTAAGAGTAAACCCATCACAAGAAGTTGGGTTACCCGGTATTGGGTCATATACAGGTTTTATGTTAGCAGCAGTACCAACAGCCTCAATAAATTCATTACTTGTAGCCATCTCATATACAGATGCATAGCTGTTCAGCAAAGTAAATGACCAATCAATTTGAACACTCTGAGTCTGTTCTGTTGGAACAGGAGTACTACCTGTAAACAATGCGTGTGTTACACGTATAGCTATGTTTAATTGTGCTCCTGCATTTAACTCTCCCGCTACAGAGTCAAGGTCAACAGTAAATGTTGCTTGAGGTATAGTTTGAGAACCATTTATTGTATAGCTACCACTATCAGTATCATCTGTTAATTCGTCATTATTTATTTCATTTGATACTAATGATGAAACATATGTAAGACTAAGTGGATTATCAAACTTGTCAATTAGATTGTATCCTTCAACATAGTTACCATACACAAGACGATTCCCCATAATGGTCTGCGCCTTAGCAAGTAGCGGTACATTGTCATAAAGACGGAGCAACTCAGATTCAGGAAGCACAGTGAATATCTTACTATTGGTGAACGTATATGGGTAATACGTTCCATCAGGAACACCTGAAATAGCTTTGTCTATTTTCTCAATTACCTTTATGGTGTTACTGCCTGCCTCTTTGAATAATAAGTCAATACCTTTTACAAGTGAACCACCTGACCAAAATGAGAGTCGAACAGAATTAGCCAAGTTAACCATACCCTCATTCAGAAAGCTATTAATGCTAAACTCAAATGGATTTGGTACAAATACAGGAGCAGTGAACTGAGAAGTAGCAGAGTACTCACCATCAGCATAACGATAGCGATATGCAAAGCAAAGGAACCTTTCTTCTAAAAAGTTCTGTTGACCACCTGTAGTCAATGGCTGAACTAAAATTGGTTCAATAGGTGGTCTTTTAATTACCAATATCTCCTCTTCTGCAAATCCATCTAAAAAACCTGATGGCTGAGGATATGTTCTTCTGATATTTATACATCTTGGCTGATTATAGTCATCAGTCCAAAACAATAACCCCTCTTCATTTGAGTCAACAAGGTTTACACCTGTTATCAAATACTGAGGATTAAAGTTTAACGTAGTATTTGTTCCATTTGCATCTATGCTGACAACATGGTATGTTAACGTATTTGTCTCAGTATTAAAAGAGACAATCAGGTCAAGCTTACCTGTAGCACCTTCGGGGAAGTTCGGGTCATGCACAAACCAATAAAGAGTCTCATTGGCTCCATCCTGATAAGCACCAATACACTTAGCACTTGCACTAAGAAGTGTTCCTGTTGGTGGATACAACAGAGATGTCAAAGGAAGATTACCCCTTGCATTCTCTATAGCACCAATCTCAGACTCTTCACTTGAACCCAATCTGCAGTTAAGCGCATCGATATATTCTCCATTAGGAATAAGGCGTTCATCGACAGCCTTATTCATTTTACCTGCTACAAAGTTTCTTGAGATATTTGCCATATTACTTTATCCACTTATCTCTACCACGAAGATTCATCAACAATCGTCCGGGGTGAATATTACTCAAACGAATTTTTGCATTGCGTAACAACGCTGTCTTTTCTTTTCTTGCACGAGCAACAATGTATTCCTGAACGCCAAGTTTATGGCTAATGATTTCATATTCAATATACGCATACACGTACTTCTCGAATAGCTTGTTTACAGAAATGCGAGAGTCATCACCATTCTCCATACCATCAGATATGTACTCAAGTATGCACAGCTCTCCTGACATTGACGAGTCAAAGTTAATCACTCCTGCTTTTTTATCAATGTTAAAAGTAGGATTGAAGTTTGCAGTCTCAGTGTTCAAACCAAAACGTGCACCGATGGCATAGTCGAAGTACCACATCCCATCAACATTCCAACCCATCTGCCCATGATACTGATTACCTTGGTTCAGGTAGATGCTCTTCTTGGTCCCTTTGATGCGGTCATAGTCAATCTCAGAATACTGTGGCTTCAGGACATTACCGTTTTGGTCAAACAGAATGTTACCATTGTTGTCTTGAAGATATGCATCTGAGGATAGTGTCTGAATGTTTTCAGTAAGAGGACGCAAGTATCCATCCTTGTACAAGGATATGCGAACCCAATTCACGTAGTCAGATGGGAGAATGAATCTCAGGCTGTCAGTAACTGACAACTCTAAAATCTTAATTTCTTTGAATGCGTCATAGTTCAATTCCTGCACAGCTCTCTTAGCATGGAATAAAATCTTGAAGCGTTCCTCGTTATTAATCAAAGAATGATTACCGGCATACATCAACATGAAATTGTTGACGATGTCATATAGGCTAACGTATTGATATGACCCCCAATTATCTTGGTTGTCATAATAGTCGAACTGTGAGATATAAGCCATAGTTGTCTATTATTATTGTTGTGGCATCCCTCTTTCCTCAACCTTAGCAAACTGATATACCTCTGTCTCACGGATAGATATACCTGCGTACTGAAGAATCTTGTGCACCAACTTGAACTCATCCTCAAGTGGAAGCTCGAAGTCTTGGTAGTCAGGTTGTGATTGGTCAAATGATGGCTCACCATTGGTAAGTGTAACATATGTCCACTTCGGAGATTTAGGGTAGCGTATGTATTGGCTCAATATCTGACCCTGCTTTGCAACAGTCTCAGGATATATCGTAAGAGATAACCCGTCTTGAGTGTATGCAGGATAAGTATTTGATGGAGCAGTAAGCAATGAATTGTTCAGCAAAGTGATTTTGCTATGGCTTACTTTCTCAACTTGATTTACTATACTCTTGTCATACACCGCATAGTCTTCAGGGAATGCAGTGAATATGTTTGAAGACAAGAGCAACACTGTAGCAGATACCACTGTAACAACAGTAGCTTGCGTTTCTGTAGAAGTATTGGCAACTATGTCACCAACAGCTACACCATCAGCAATGAAGTTTGCAGTTGAATCTTCCAATGCAGACAACAAGTTATTTGTACTTTGCCCCTGAGCAAGTATCACAGGATAGCACAATAGCTTATTAATCAAGAAGTAATCATCACCTGTAGTTGTCAATGATGGAAGGAAATATGTATTTGATGCGTTGTGTTTTAGGAAGTTTGTCACAGAGAATACATCAATCATCTCTTCTACAGCTTGCTTTAAATCAGCATAGCCGGTTCCTGAAACTCTTGCATTCTCTTTATTGACAAGCGTATTATACTCCTCAAAGTACCCCTCGAACAATTCCATCTGCGCCTGCTGTGCGTACAGATTGAAATCTGAAGGAGATATATACCCGAAGTTATTCTTGTTAACTACGGAAAGCACAGTATTTCTAACTGAATTAATCATCCTTTTCTCTTTCTACAAAGATACGTAAAAAAAAAGAGGGGTAATTCCCCTCTCTTATTTAACATGGTTTATGGTTACTCTCCGTTCAGGTGGAATTCCAACATCTTCAGAGCTTCGATTCCCTCATCAGACTTCAAGTAGAGTGCTACCAATACATATGCGTCTTCGCCATATGGTACGGTAAGCATCTTCTTCTTGTTGGTTGGAGTGTTGTACCACACCTCTTTGTTGCCATTGCGGAATCCCAACAAGCCCTTATCAAAGAAGATATGGACACTTGATTGAAGCTTCAGCATTGGGTCCTCAAGAGCATCAAGGAACTGCTTAGGATAGTTGCGAGCATACACCAAGATGTCACGCTTCAACTCAGCAGTAGTTACCTTGGTGGTGTCACGTTGGAAGAGCACACGACCAACTGTCTCAAGTTGCTCAATGGTCATCTCACGTGCAGCAATCAATGCATCTACTTCTGCAGTAAGCTCCTCAACAACTTGCTGTGCGTCACGTTCACTGTCAACCTCTTCAAATACCACATTTGCTTGAGGATGGTAATACAGGAACTCTTGAAGTACAGGGTTAGTTCTTGGAACAAATAAGAAGCCTCTGTCAAATGTGATTGGCTCAATGATGGCATTGCCATCCTGCTCGTCCTCGAATGGGGACTTTTGGTTGATTGCATAACGAAGAGGACGGTTTTGGTTCTTCTCTTCATCATACCAAAGGAGAGGGTATCTACGTGAATTGCGTGTAGCAATTGTGTAAGATAACGGTGCGAGTTCGTTGCGAAGGCGGTAGTACCTGTCCTTCGGCTCTAATTTTACTTTTTTCATTTTTGATAAGATATAATTTGAATTTAAAATAGGGGAGTGTCTTTGAAGACACCCCCCAATTTAGTTTTCTACGATTATGCTCCGTAGCGGAACAAGAAGAAGTTGTTAGCTCCCAATGTGCACACAGCACGTTCAGAGAGGAAGTGAACTTCCATTGCATCAAGGTCGCTTGTCTGAGCACCACCTGCAGAACCTGTAATCCAAGTTTTGTATCTGCGGTCCTCAGTTTCAGACGCACGGTAACGCACGTGAAGGAAAGGACGCTTCGCATTTTTACCAAGGATTTGGTCATACACAGTAGTTGAACCTGCAGGAACAAGCATACCGGTAATTACGTTTGCGGTAGTAGCACCTGAAGTAGACAGGGTCAAACCACCACGCAAAGTTGGGTCGTTCAAATACTTCCAATCAGACTTGTAGAAGTCATAACCTCTGCGGAATCCGCTGAAGCCAAGATTCAAAGCCATGTCAGTATCGTTGTCGAACAAACCGAATGACGCTGCGTTTGCAGAACCTGAAGAGCTGAAGCCGTTCAAGGTAGCCAACATATCGTCAATGTCGAAAGAGAAGTCACGGTTAACGAAAAGAACATTCTCTTCGATAGCACCCTGCTTGTCAAGACGAGTAACGATAGTATCAAAGTCAGCCAAGGTAGTTGGGTTACCTGCACCCCACACGTTACCACGTGAGTTAACCACGTAGAATACGCCCTCAGAACCTTTGTTACCATAGGTTGGGTTGAGTGATGCGTTAGCAACACCTGAACCTGTTTCTGCAGGAACAGCTTCCAACATAGCGGTCTCAAGGTAATCTTCGAAACGAAGACGAGTCTCGTGCTCTGACTTCAAGTACCACAGGTAACCTGTAGCACCATTCTCGGTGGTTACTTCAACCCATCCAATCTGAGCCATGTCAGAACCTGATACGGCATACTTGTCTTTGATGATGATTGGAGAGTTGCTGAAGATTTCGTCTTCTGCTTCCAAAGAGCCAACCATTCCTGAAGTACCTTTTTTGAATTCAGAACCGTAAACGAATACGGTGAATTTGTTTGCTGCTGAAGCGTTGGTGATACCATTTGCTTCGTAGAAGGCTACAGTAAAGGTAGCAGCCGTAGTGTTAACTGCGGTAACGATACCTTTGTTTTGAGTAGGACCTGCTACGTTAGGGGTAATCATAACGGTCTGACCGGGACGAATTGCGATGCCTGATACGTTCAAGTCATTGACTGTGAAAGTGGCACTGTCTGCGTTGGTCAAAACAGTAGTGGTAACATCCACGTACTTGGTGTGAAGACGACCTTGTTCTGCCCATTTTATTTGGTCAGAGTTAGAAGGCATCTCAGCACCTACCATACGAAGGAAGGATGCTACGGTGCGGTTACCATAGCGTTCAAATTCTTTCTCATAAGTATCAGGAAGATACTGATTCAAGAAGTTGAAGTTGGTAATGTAGTTGGTGGACAAGGCAACCTGCTCTGCTGAGGGCTGCAACTGAAATCCGGGAGTTGATAGAACTGCCATTGTTTTTGTTTATTTTAAGGGTTTATATTCTTTTTGCGCTTTTGATTTTCAACCCACGACCTGAGCCTGCGTTTACTTCTCGTATTTGCACTCCCCCCTTATTTACCGCTTCGGGTGCTTTACGTTCCGACATATTAACATTCTTTATCTTACGTGTCACATCTTCTGTGGCATCTGCCATGCCCTGCTCATAAAAGAACTTGGCAAATTTTTCGGGGTTCATTGCGATGGCTAACGACTTATGATAACCTACTGCGTCTTTCATCAGACCACTCTCATCCAAGTACTTATTGATAAAGTTCATTGGAGTTGATTGGACCTTCTTCAACTCAGTGGCATCACCGGGAGCAAAAACAAGTTTTCTGTCATTTACATCGAACTCAAAACCTTTGAACTCTTGACTGAATACTTCGTCAGTTTTCTGTTGGAACCACTCACGTTTTCTCTCTTGCTCCTCACTTGCAGTGTTAGCCTGTTTTACATATTGCTTGTAAGCCTCATACTCTTCCTTCTCGGCTTCAGGGATACCAACCGTTCTTGACTCAAGGGGTTGTTTGTACTTTTCCTGTTGCTCCGTGAAATAAGTCTTAGCCTTAGCAATAGCTTTTTTCTTCGCCAATTTAGCTCTCTTGACATCTGACTCGTCATCCAAGTCTTCATTGTAGCTGAAGTCTTCCATCATAGCCTCAATGTCATCTTCATCAAGACCATCCTCAGTTGCCAAGAAATACTGCTTTAGCATTTGGTCAGGGTCCATAGTATCGAAGTCCTCTTGCAATTTCAAGAAGTCTTGGATTCCACGACCCGTTTCTTTTTTGTACTTCAAGAATGCTGACACATCTTCAGGCAACTCTTCGTTGCTGTTACGTGCAGCAATCAACTCATCGAATGAGCTGATGTCCTTGTTGTACCTTTCTTTAATATATGAAAGAACGTCCTCTTCCTTTAGGCTTGCAGGCTTTTCGGTTTCTGCAGCGGGTGGCAATTCAACTTGAATACCATCTCCTTCTGCTTTACCTTCATCACCGTTCAAGTTCTGCTCGTGCTTGTCGAGCAACTCTTGTTCTTTTTCAGCAATGCCCTTTTCTTCTCCGGTTACTTCTCTTACTTTAAATTCCATTTGATATGATTTTTATGCAAAGTTAATAGAAAAATTTTTTATACTTATCGAGGAGAGAATTCAGCCAAGTCAAAACCATCAAGTGAATCCTCGTTTGATTCGAAATTCTGTGGTGGCAAATTCAACTTGCGCTGATTAATCAACTGCGACTGCTCAGTGTTTTGTTGGCTTATGCGTTTTGATTTGGCTTCTTCTTTCGCCATCTCTCTCCTTGACAATTCGCCACCATTCATCTTAGCTAACTGAATGTTGTAGTTGAACTCCTCAGACATAAGCTTGCTCTTCAGATTGGCTTCGTTGTTCATCTTCTCCATCTCGAATGCAATCTCTGCTTGCTTCAACTGCATCTTCTGACGGGTCTCCATTTCGATTTTCTGAACAGCCAATTGAGCAGCCATCTCTTGAGACTTCAATTGTTGTTGAGCAGTCATAGCTTGCTTCTGCATCATCATCTTCTCCTCACGTTCCTGCTTCTTGACACGCTTCAACTTGAGCAACTGATTAGCGAGCTTCATGTTTTTCAACTCACGTATGTCAATTGCATCCTCAAGATTGATGTCGCCCTTCTGCAAAGCAATCTGAATGTTCTGCTCAAGCTGTGCCTTCTGCTCTTCATCAGGAGATATATCGATAAAGATTCCGAAGTCATAGATGTACAAGTCCTTTATGTCATTCAAGATGCTCACATTGTACTTGCCTATCTTATTAGCAAAGTCATCTTTGAAGTCAGCATACTCAAGGATGTCAGATACTCTGTATGTCAATGCTTCTGCAATAGACTTATACAGGAATAGACTTCCATCAAGGATGTGGCGTGTAGCGGTATTAGAGTTAAGTGCAGCCAACTTCTGAACACCAACCAAAGAATGTGGGTCCGGGTCAGAACCATCACGAGCTTCATTCAATCCTGTAACGGAACGAATCATATCCATGTAATGGTTGTAGTTGCTGATAAGCATTTGTGCTTTAGAAGCTCCTGAGCTACTGTTCAACTCCGTGATTGGAACACGGGCATTATTGAACTCACCGTCCTGAGTATAGGACCTACCAATAACACTACCTGTTTGGAAGTACAACCTCAATGCATCTTCAGGGTTGTATGCGTTGCCTGTTCCCAAGTCAACCTCATTAAGCCCATCTGCATCGATGAATACACCATCAGGAACAACTCTTGCAATAACCTGCTGCAGTTTCAAGTGGGTCATCTGAATCAAGTCAGCAAAAGGAATCATCCTTCTAACCAATGACTCAATCACACCCTTGTACATCCTTGGAGCCACAGCTATATAGTTTGGCAATGCGTGTTGTGATGCTGACTTAGGACGAACCATGTTCTCAGCCAACTCCCACTTCAATAGGATGTTGGTTCCCATAACCATAATACCATTGTACCATACATCAATAGTCTTCTCTACTTTCTCAAAGCGACCATCTTCCATCATCTCTACAGGTGGGTTGAAAGTATCATCTTTCTCCACCATGCGAGTTGCGCCATTGTCTAAAATCTTCTTCTTGTAGACAATCTTCTTTGTAGTCTTATAGTTAAAGTAAAGGAGAGTACAAGTATCACGATAAAAAATGCTATTCTCATAGTATTGAGCTACATTGTAGTAATCATACCAACTCTGACTGTACTTAGAGATTTCTTCCAAGTCCTCTTTGGTAAGAGATTGGTCAATCTTCATAAGCTCAGTTATTGGCAATGTCTTAATCTCACCCCAATAGAAACAGTCTCTGAAGTAAGGGTCCTCTGTGTAACTGTATACAACATTGGCAGGGTCAACGTATGATATTTGAACGCCTGCACCGGGAAGAAACTCATGCTTCTGAACAGATATACCTATGGTCATCAAGTCATAGTTTGACTGCTGCTTGGTGTACTCATAGTTATTCTCATCAAGAATGGTATTGATTGCTTCTTCTTCTGCTATCTCAATTGCCGGTTTATAGTTGAGCTGCATATACAATGACAACTCTTCATCCGAAGTTGGTAGCTCATCAGGATTCATTGTGAATGGATTCACACCTGTCTGCTCCTGAATGTTTTGAAGAAGGTCCTTGGCAACCATCTGTCCCTCTACCATATCCTGATACTTGCTTCTCTTAGCTTGAGACATAGCATCTTGAGCATATGCCTTCACCTTGAACAAGCGGTCAGTCATACCGTTTACCACAATGTCAACGAACTTGGGTATGATAGGAACAGGTGTCCAATCCAAGTTTAGATACGAAAGGTCTCCGTTTATTGCAAGCTCATCCTTGTACTTCTGAGTTGGTTGCTCACCTCGTGCGTACAAACGTAGCCTATGGAAATCTCTCCACTGACTATAATACCTGCATTGATTCCCATCTTTACGAAACCACTCATACTGAATGGCTTGTCCTATCTGTAGCCCGAATTGCTCCGTGTTCTTCTCGGCATCGGACACGAATTGACTTGGGAATCCTACAGACGATATATCTATCTTGACATCTTTCATCTATTGATTTGGCTTATAGTCCCCTTGTTGTTATATGTAGCAAAGTTAATGCTAATTTTTGATTGTGTTTTCTCAGGTTGATACAGATGTTTTTGAGTTGCCATAATTGCCAATCCCGAACTGATAGATGCGTCAAACATTGTACGATTGTTTATGTCAAATTTAGCCCAATCTTCCAATGTGCGCACGAATGGCATAGTGCCCATCTCTTCAGGGTCCCTATACTTTCCTTCTAAGTCAAGACCGATATGCTTCTCAATGTAAGACTCAATCGCTGCTGCGTGTGCCTGCTTAACATCTTCTGATGAGTTCGGTATACCACCAAGCTCACGTTCAGTCTTAGACAGCTTGGTGTATGGCTTGTCAGGACGATTGAGACAGAACCCTCTGTATCCTCTGTTCTTTAAATGGTACAAAAGTCTTGGCTTGTTGTTCTCCACCAAGATAGGCATTCCATAAAATGCTATTGCCATCAACACTTCTTCAAAGAATATCTCTGCAGTCTGTGGACGAGCAATGTATTCAAGGAAGAAAGTATTTATAGGTCCCTCATCAACATGGTATCCTGTCAATCCATGCAATGCACCATTGGAACCTTTGCCAACAACAACACCTGATATGTCATATGAGTCACAACCGAATGCGCCCATGTGGTCATTGCCGGGAAACTTCATCCCATTGCGGTCAATAACTCTGTTTTGATAATTCTTTCCGGGTATCCAAGACACCAAGAACCTGCCACGTGAGTCAGGGGACCATATAACCTTTGAGTCTTTTATCCCATCTTTCCAATGGAAAGAACCACGAGTCATGTGGTGCTCTTGAATCAACGAGTCATTATAATCTATCTGCTGATAAATCTTGGTTAGATTGAATAGTGCAGCTTTGCTCTCATCTCTGAAAGCATGGGACTCTGTTCTTGGGAACTGACGATAGAATTCGTTCAATGCATCTGCATCAGACTTCAGAGATTCTACTTCAGCTTCCCAATAGTCAATAGCCCCATTCATAATCCAATTGTCGTCAACTCCACGAACAGGCTGAGTCGGCTTACGTAGCACAGGCATACCATACCTATCTATGAAGCCTTCCATGTTCCACTCCATAGGAATGAACAGTGCGTATAGACCTGACTTTGTTTGACCGTTGGCATTTCTTGAGGACACACGTGAGTCCTCATACATCTTCTTGAAGTTGTCACCACCCTTTGACAATGCGTTTGATGTTGAACCCATCATGCACTTACCAATAATCTTGCTACCAAGACGCAGACACGTTTTAGTAACACGCCAATTGTTCAGGATATTTACGGGCTTCACCCACTTTCCACTTTCATCATGTGCTAAGAACAGTAGCTTCTCACCATCATATGAGTTGTCCTCTGTATTCTTCCAATCGATTGTGGTATCCAAACCATCCATCTCATCATTCGATGTCTCGGACATATTCTTCTTGGTAATCTTAGAAGCAGGTACACGATATGCCAACTCTGTCTTTGGTTTATCCATACCATCTTGCACAGGCTTGAAAAAGAATGGAAGGTTCGTACTGATAGGGACCACCTTGTCGGTGAACATCTTCTTAGCGTCTGCTCCCGTCTTAGACAATATACCTATGCGAGCATCTCTTGCAAGGGTTGCAATGTTTACGCATTCAGATGATGACATGAAGGAGAATCCTGAACGCCTTATCTTGAGATATATCATTCCGAAAGAACGAATGTCAGCCTTACAGGCTTCCCAAAAGATGTACAGTATTCTATTTGCTTCCCTGAAGTCAGGGTATCCTATATCAATCTTGGACCATTGCAGATACATATAGTGTGCTCCCGTGATATAAGTGGGCTGTCCATTGTTCATGAACCATAGCCCTTGCTCTCTTCTATCAAACTGTTCCTCAATGTAGTCCACCCAACTATTCTTAAACTGATTGGGCATCTCATTCCACTGAAAGATTGAATTGATTTTAGATAGAGGAGCAGGAAGTTCTTCTCTTTCCCAATATTGCTCAGATGCTTTAGTGTGTCTTTGAAGACACTTTTCCGGAGCAGCAGGTAATGCTATGTGAAGACCCCTGATATTCAGAACATCTCCAATTTGACCTGTCTTAGATATAACGACAACATCGTGCTGTGGGTCATATCCATATACCCAACTACGATTGCGGTTCTTAGTCGAAATTGTTTTCTTAGGAATATAGTCCTCAACTACATAGTAAAGACTATTTTCTTGACCTTCGTTCTGCAAACCCTTGCTTTGGTTGAGGTTTTCCATCTCCATCGTCATTCCCTTCTAAAATATTCTTCTCGTTTTCTATTCGTGTAAGAATCTCGAAAGCATCAAAGATAGCTAACCTTTTTGTTGCAGCAGCATTCTTCAATCTGTCTGCAGCTATATCTTCATCTAAGTCGCCTTTAATGATGTCTTCCTTTGCAACCTTTATCAGTTGCTCAACAGCCACGTATCCCGCAGCAATAATCTTCTCACGCAGTTCCTTCGGTTCCATCTTTGCGAACTTTTAAGAATAACACTTGAACAAGTCGTGAGTCATCACCATTCCCAAAGTTCTCAAACAGCGCACGAGAATGTGGGAACCGGGTTCCAAAGATAACTGCTCGATTGAATTTCATATGCACTGAGCACATCTTGCCACCATCGTTGTCATAGATGATAGTCCCGTCAGTATCAGGATGGGATTCATTTAGATACAATAGCGCAAGTAAGTCGCCCATGTTCTCATCAGTGTGCACAAAGTTTGGCTCGTCCTGTTTCTCAGGAGACTGCCTGATGAAGTTGTAAACTGTCTCGTACTTAAACGAGAAGTAGTTCTCAATGAAGTGCTGAAATTCATCATCACTCCTTGGCTGTATGCCTTTGAATACTTTGTCGGAATCAAAGACCTCTTCAAAGCCATAAGACAATGCATCACGCACATACCCTGAAGGGTCTATTAACACATTGTCCAATACGATTAGATTCATAATTTGATTGTTATTTGGTGGTCGAACATACGATAGAGCTTCTCTCCATCGACATAAAACTCATATTCGCTTTCAGGCTGAAAGCACACTTTGTCTCCGGGGTTTACTCCATACGACAATAGCGTTTCATTTGGATACACCATAATACCCATGAGTGGCTCATGAGTAGTTGGCTTCTTTACGTATGACTCTTCAGGTGGGATAGGCTTCACAAAGCAGTACCTGTCATATGCATTCCAATTACCACCCTTGTTGTACAAAAAGAATTGGTCAGCCTCAATAAAGAATAAGTCTTCCTTGAAGAAGCTCTTACCACTCTTGCGCCTGCCCTTGATGTCGTTGTAAAACTTGAATGTATTGTGATGCACAAGAAGAGTATCTCCCTTTTTAATGGGACCACTATACCCCAATGGCAATTCAATTACCTCTGCCTTTCGGTTCGAGAAACGATGGTCTTCTTCAGATGTATTGAATATGATGTCAATACCTTCTATCTTCTTGGTGTTGTCGTATCTCTTGCCGTCAATTGGTCTTGCTATAAAGTAGAACGGAGACTGCATTAGATATTGATATTGTACTCAATAGAGATTGGAACAGTATCATTGAACTCTTTCCAAAGAACAACCTCATCCTTTTCGTTGATGATGTAAATCTTGATAGACTTCTTGACATCATCATACTTGATAAGATGTATCTCTTGGGTTTCGTTAAGAACCTTCTGACCTACTATATAGTGCATTGCCCCGTTCTTGTAGTCGGGACCAACGGAAATCTTTCTGATGTCCACCTTATTGGGTTTTATGCAATATTAAATATATTAATATTTACAGATGGTGATAATGGTCTTGTTGGATTAGTTCCTGCAGCGGTTACAATGAGTGACATCCCTGTTGCTTGTGACCACCAATAAAATTTAATGTAGTCTCCTGCATCCAATTGTACTGTATCTGTAATACAAGCTAATGTTTGGTCATTTTGAGCACCTGTCGTTGTAAACGTAAATGCAGAATTAGGGACAATAACATCATTTATTGTATACCATACTGTTACGTTATAGTTTGATGCACCACCTGTAAATGCAAGCTGTAAATTAGCATTGATAAAGTATACTGCTGAATTCTCAATATTTATTCTATTATCAGGACCCAATGTAAAACCACTCGCTTGTTGAGTTGAATTTATTCGAACCTGATTAGCTACAGTTGCACCGCCATTACTTTGTGAAGTGTTATCAAAAAATGTAGCAGAATAGAGATTAACTCCAAGTGCAAGTATATCACTTATACGAAAATTCTTTGTAGTATTTCCATCAGCACTATCTGTTCCTATAAGAATATCAGATAATGTTGGTGATGTTACTATTGGGTATGAACTAATTTTAGGCATTTTACTTTCTTGTTATTTCTCCTGTTTGGACATTGATGATAGCATCAACACCATACTTGGATATTAGACCGTTCTCGTATTCAGCAAAGCTGTCACGCAACACATCAATCTGCTTCAGGATACCGTGCTTCTGTAAAGATACATCAGCAAGATGAGCCTTCAACTTGTTGAACTCATTGTGCATTTCTTGAGTCTTAGTCAACTCTTCTTGTTCCAAAAACTCTTTTTCTCCCGGAAACATTTCTACTGTTTTCATTCAATTTAATTATTATGTGTGTTACAAAGGTAATTATTTTTCTGATGATTTATTCCAACCTATCTCTCGTTGGTATCTGATACCGAACCCAAGACTTGAATATGTCAGGTTAAATACGTTTCTATCCTGCCTGTATCCTATCGATGCATCCAATCCATTGACTGTTCCACCTATCCCCAACACCACAGCTTTAGTTCGTTCTTCTGTGATTGCAGTTCGTACTCTGTTCTGAAAGATAACCTCTCGGTTTGATATTCTATTCTTGAAGATGGTCTCATTAAGCACAATCAATGCGCTGCTGTCATTCTTAACCGTATCAATATACTTCACCTTAGAGTAGTAGTCTCGCAAGATAGCCATAGTATCAATAGGCATTAAGACATACTGCGTATCACCCGCCTGCCAAACAGTATCATATGGTGGTATTGTGTCTGTACGATAAACTGCATAAGGAGTAGGGACCCCTTTGAATACAGCATATGGGACCAAGTCCCCCGTAACATACTTAACTGTTGGGGTGACAGGAGATGAACACTGCCTTAATAGGAACCATGTTGCAATCGAACCGATGAGAAAAAACAGTAATCTATTTTTTGGCTTTCTCACTGCTCTTAGGCTTTGTTTCCTTTGCAGGAGACTTCTTCTCTCCAACTACAATAGGCTCCTTTGCAGTCAATGACTTCAACATCTCAATCAACTTGGGATGAGGATATACATCAGTCTTGTCTTTCCTAACGGAATTGTGAGTGTACACACCGGGATGTGCAGATAGGGCACGAGAGCATACTGACCATATGTCATCGTTATATTCCAAGGGGATTTGATATTTGTCATTCCAAAGTAGTAGTAGTTCTTTTACTGCTTCAATCTGAGCATCAGTGTAGCTGTGCCAAAACTGATAGTTCTTGTATGGGGTATCCAACTTTATCACTTGGTCCAACGGAACCTCACGACCTACGTAGTTCAGATACTTCACATCATCGCCATCAACAACCTCAGTCAAAGCTCCCCAACTGCAAAGCTCAATACCGATTGACATCTCGTCCAAAGGCTGATACTTCAAGCCATGAGAGTTGAAGGTCTTTACATTTAGACCCAAGTGGTAAGCCCACTTGTTTGATGGGAATCCCTGAACGATTTCTCCGTTAGAGCCTATCACAACACAGGTTGCAACACGGTCAGTTGTCTGTTCCCAATATTTAAACACACCCTCTGCATTGTCATTTCCTGCAGTGTGGTGCAAATAGATTTGTCTTTTCGGTTTCTCTTGATTGAAATAGTGAGCAGCACCGAAGCTTACTTGTTTAATTTTCATTTTCCTTGCTTGTTATAAGGTTTCTTGTAGTTGTCACTACCTTTTGTTTTGCTTGTTTTTGTTTTTGCGTGAACGCCCTTGCGAGTCTTTTTAGGCTTTGCCTTGAAAGAACTAATCTCAGATACCTTACTCTTCTTTGCCATGACTTGAGAATATCTTATGGTGGAACATTACTGCCCATGAGAAGATAGCAGCAAGCCCAAGATTAGAAAGTACCTGAGTAAATGATGGATGTGAAAGTGTGAGCACATTTAATAGTGAACCTGCAACAAAAGCAGCCAATCCACCCTTTAGACTCCAATGTGAAATCAAACTCCAACTGTGTACTACTGAGGATTCTCTTCCATACAACTGCAGAAGAAAAATCATACCGGACAATGTCAGTATGATATTGGCTATCAGATTAAGGATTACCATTTTTGCCTGATTTTAATTTAGAGATATACTTTTCATAAAGCACCTCAACTATCTTCAGTCCTCCAAAGCCTATGACGAAAGCAAACCCATATCTTAGAGACTCTTCCTTTACGCCAATAATATTGACAACAACAGGAGTGAGATAGTTAGCACTCATCGTACCACCAATCACGGAGAATATCTGCTCACGCAAGCTGTGGTTCTTTTGCTTGCCTACAAGAAGTAGGGAGCCAAAGAATCCGCTTACTGCCAATCCTACGTTTAAACCTATGCTAATCAGAAACTCTTTCATCTCATTAAAGAGTAACTATATCACAAGTGTCTGCACCTGTTACTTCTTCAATAGCAGTTATGCATTTATTGTGAATCAATGTTGCTAAATCAGGACCCCAAAACTCAGAACCTGTCAATTGCAAATTCACAAAAGACGGCAATGTTTGAATGGTAATAGGTGACTTACCATCAATGAAATCTTGCTCAGACTTATAATACTGAAGAACAGAGCTTGATACATTAGGTGAAGACATCTGAATCAGTAGATAGCAGAATGGTTGAACTGTAAAACCATCAGTGGTTTCTACATTGGTATTAATTTGAATAGCCATTTTCTTAGTATTTAACTTGTGTTAGTTGAATAGTTGCGACAACTCTAAATGTGCTTGTGGTTCCCGCAGTTGTCGGTGGGGTGTATTGTACCCTTAATGCATCGTTTGTATCATCAGCAGTAATTGCAACAACATTTGTACTCATAGATGTATCAGCTTGAGCAGTTCCAATTGTTTGAGCACTTCCAACAAGCGTTGTTGTAGCGTTCAATCTTTTTATTCCTACAGTTCTTTCAGTAACATACGCTGCACCTGTAACAACTGTTCCGTTTCCTGCTGCAGTACATACAGCAACAAGTTGAATTCTTGCCATCCATACTGCATTTGTTGCAGGAAGAATTGCTTGTACACTTGAACCGTCTAAGAATAATTCAGCAATAGCCGTACCTGTAATTGCTCTACGCATTTGAATAATACCCATCTGCGCATCAGCAAGTGCAGAGAATTGACCTGCTGAATATGCTTGCATACCATACAAGGTAGCATTCGCCTGTCTTCCACCAAGTATAGATGTAAATTGTTCGTTTAGTTGGTTCTGATAACCACCTCCAATTGTACCCCAATTCCCGCTAACATAGTTTGAATCACCACCAACCAATACAGCGTAAGAACCTGAAGATAAGTTGTTTGATTGACCACCACCAACAAAAGCAGAAGCACCACCGTTAGTGTTATCGAATCCACCACAAATAACGAAGTAGCTATTAAAGCCGTAATTAGAAAATCCACCACCAATAAACGACCAACCACCTCCTGCTTGATTATCTTGTCCTCCTCCAATAACTGAATACCCACCACTTGCCACTTGAGATGCAGCACTTCTTGAGTGTTGTAGGTCAACTGCATAACTACCACGAGAATTTCCACCCACAATAGTTGCGTCAGGAAGGTCAGATGATAATGCACCTGTACCCTTTGGAGTTATGACAGCATTTACGTTAGCTGCTGCATTGTTCGGTGACCATTGTGATGAAGCCTGTGTGCCTGAAGAAAAGGTATTTGACCAATTCACTACACTGCCAAGGACAGTCTTCAAGTCATCTACTGTTATTTTTTTCGTCTCAGTCGCACTATTATCCCACAATGGAACTAAGTCCGCAGCACTGTCTACAGCACCGGGAAGGATTTGCGTGAGTTGAAATATGGTTAAATCTGCCATTCTTTTTTATTTTTATTTCCAAACAAGTTTGTCTGAGCTTGATGCCCTAACCAACATTCTGTCGGTTGATGATTTCCAAAGCAGGTAAAAGGTAATAGCAGGAGCACCACCACTTGTGGTCCCACCGCTTATAAAGTTACCTATAGCTATAATCAATCCTGACATCTTACCAAAGGGCTAATATGTTTGTTGCTGATGTGCCCGCTGCCCAAACTCTTACAACTTGAACAGGCAAGAATTGACCGGCTAACAACCCTGTGAATGTCACACGGTCACCACCTGCAGTTGTAACATCAAGGTTACCTGCACCGCCAATATAAATAACACACCCATTGTTACCTGTACCATCTTGGTTGGAAACACTCGGTATGTCATTCGTGTTGCTCGGTGTTACTGCTGCAGCTCTATACGCCTGAAGTTTTTGATACGCCATTGCTTTTGTTTGTTTTATTTTTTCTGATACGGAAACATACGATTAAGCGCATCCTTTCTTGCTTTGCAACCACAGTCCTTCTTCACTGCACTCGATACAGTGTCAACGACTTTCTTTACCCCTGTTACAGTGGTAATCTTCTCAATGGTATCTCCAAGACCTTGGCTTTCCTCGCTTAGCTTCATGCTTTGTTTACTTAGAAATTAGTTTGCTCAACTGCTTTCCTACAGTTCCGTTCATGATGCATGGGTCGTTCAACCCTTTGCACTCTGAACGCTTCATCAGGGCTTTCTTATTACCCATCTTATTCATCACGTTTGACTTGTTCTTAGCAATGTCCTTGCTAAGCGTTACGCCAATGCCATTAACCTTCATCATCTCTAATGATTTAGGATTAATACATCTTCTTAGCTGCAGCTTTGCCCATTGCTTTCTTAGCAACTGCTTTGCCTACTGCTTTCTTAGCAGCACCTTTAACAACTTTCTTAGCAACTGCTTTCTTTGGGTTGCTAATTGAGTTCATAACACCGGGAGTCATCATCTTTTTCATATTGTTTATTGTTTTAGTTTTTAATTGTACGATTCTTCAAGTGCAAAGTTATCTATTTTTTTTTTGATTAATGTTTGAGACACGTTTTCCCATACCCACTCTTGACTTCTCTGCCTTCTTTGCTGCAAGCTTTGACGGACTCAGCTCCGATTTCGTCACGGGTGTCTTTGAAGACACTCTCTTTGATGGACGACAGTACTCATTCTTGCCACCTGCCCCACATGGTTTGCCTGATTTAGTGTCAACCCACTTCTCATTCTGCCATCTTTTCAGTGATGAGCCTGCCTCGCCCTTGCGAACACTGCCCGATTCCTTGCGACACTTGGCAATTGCCTGTGATGCACGTGCAGATGGGAATACATTGTACTGTGCTTTTACTTTTTTGTAGCAGGCATCCTTCATCAGTACTTTCCCCTCCTACTTTTTGGTGATGACTGTGTTGAACCACCCGGACCTGCCCATAATTTCTTGCAAGACCAATATCTTGGGGTCAATTTATCGGTTGCGGTGTCACAACTGTGACGAGCCTTGAAACTTTTACGTGCAGCAGTGGAATAATTGTGACCATAACCCTTGGCTCCGAAGTGAAGTAGCTTTTCTTTGCCACCTTGACACCCCTTTACCATCATCTTCTTACCCGCACGGTCAGAAGTACGAGGCACGTTACACTTCATTTTACTTTTATCTGCCATTATGGTAACTTTGTACAAAAGTAATAAATTAAATCTAATGTCATATAACGGATACACCCCCACAAGCGACTACCTAAAGTTTTGGAGAGTCATCAGGTATTTCATGAAAGCCAAGTATGGCTTAACTCAGTGCGAACTTGATATGCTGCTGTTCCTCTACTCAGAGAAATACTTCCCGAAGGAGAAGTTCGATGAGTTCAATAAGCTCATGTCTTGGGATGAGAACCGATTCGATAAACTTCTGAGAGATGGTTGGATTTCAAAGTTCAGGGACTATGACCAAAAGAAGAAGCAGAAGGCTCTGTATGAAATCTCATACAAGGGTAAGCGTGTAATCTCATCCATGTATAAAAAACTAAACGGGGAAGAAATCCCCGTTAGTCAGTCAAATAATCCAATCTTCGCAAAGAATGTATCTTACATGGATAAGCGTTACAGAGAGTTCATCAAAGAGATGAATGCCTATCTGAAACAACAACGACATCACGTTCCTGAATAATCGTATATGGCTTATCGCCTATCACCATTGTGTAGGAGTGCGACTTGTCGTAATATATCTCATCGCCTGCGTTTATCACAGACACATCAGTACCCGGAACAACGACAGTTGCCTTCTTGTATCTGAACCCACGTGCATCCTCTGCGGATAGCAACAACCCTGACTCAGTTTTAATCTCCTCGTCAATGTCGTTGACAATTATGTTTTTACCTATTGCTATCATTTCGTATCGTAGGTTCTCGCCATTGTGATAATAGCGTTGGTTGATAGGATTGTTGTTGCCACACTGATAGCGTTCTGCAAGGCTGACCTTGTTACCTTCACCGGGTCAATCACACCCATCTCAATCAGGTCACCATAGGTCCCTGTCACCACATTGTACCCACGACCTGCCTGACGCATATATCTGTCAGCATACACATCATGCCCGTTCATGCCTGCGTTCAGCAGTATCTGCATCAGCGGTATCTGCAGTGCGGTGTGAAGAATCTTCTTGGCAATAGTTCTCTCTTTGCTGTCACTAAGCTCGTCAACAATAGCAAGTGCCTCCTCGAATAATGCCTTGCCTGCACCGGGAAGGATGCCCTCCTCTAATGCTGAACGTACTGCACACACTGCGTCATCGACACGGTCATACAGCTCCTTCTGCTCTATGTCAGTTGTACCACCTACGTAGATGACACCCACGCCACCTGTCAGTGATGCTATCCTTGAGAGGATGAACTCCTTCTCGTGTTTCTTGTTGGCAGCCTTATGCGCCTCCCACAACTGAGCAACTCTGTTCTCAATCTCCTCAAAGTCTGTTCTGAACTCAGAGTTGATTATCACAGTGCTCTTCGAGTCAATGATAATCTTTGCAGCATGACCAAGGTCAGCATACGAGATTAGGCTCAAGTCGTCACCTGTCTTCTCTGAGAAATACTTAGCACCCACAGCCAACGCAATGTCTTGCATCAGCTCATGCTTCTTATACCCGAATGATGGTGGCTCAATCGCACATACCTTTAGGTTGTTCTTGACCACATTCGCAGCCAATGTGTTCACCACGTTTACTGAGCACGGAGCAATAATCAGAAGCTTCTTACCCTCTTGGATAATTGGTTTCAGCACCGGCTCAATCTGCAGCAAGTTGTGTATCTCAGCGTCACTGATTAGCACCATCACATCCTCATAGATGCACTCGTCCTTCTTTTGGTCATTGATGAACAGCGGTGAGTAATACCCTCTCTGTACCTTGAACCCGTGCGTTGACTCAGCATATGTCTCAGTGGTCTGCGACTTCTCTACTGTCACAATACCATTCTCACCAATCTCTTTGTATACCTTGGCAATGGTCTCACCAATAGTCTTGTCATTGTTCGCAGAGATTTTAGCTACATCCAACAAGGTGTCCTCGGTTAGCTTCACGTTCTTTTGCGCAAGCTTCTCCACTATCTTGTTGCCCATCTCCACAATCTCTCGCAACACAAGCGTCCTGTTCGTGTCACTGTCCATCAACTCGTCACCCGCTTTGACAATAGCCTCAGTCTTTGCTCTTCCGTAAGGAGATGCCTCTACAGCAGAACGGATTGTTCCACCATAATTAACTTTGGGTCCTTGTTTATACACGAGAGTATTATCTTTGCTTACGGCAGGAACGGATTTCTTATACTTCGTGTATACACCTGAGCTCAAGTT